GTCACGTTTTGACCCCAGTCAGCAAAGATTGCCGGTGGGATTGCGCCGAAGACGTCGTCGATTTTTGCCATATCAACCTCGTAGGAGCGTTACGGCGTAATTTGTTGCGCCGGAACGGGTGTACAGACCCAGCATGGACTGCAGCCAAGGATAAATGTCCAAAATGTTGTTGACCAGGCCGGAGGTTTGGGTCTGGGTGCTGTACTTGACTTCTAAGTCGCCCAGCTTGACCTCTTCGTAGGTGCCGTCAGTTCCCTTGGTGTTGACCAAAGCGTTGGGGTCGTTGGCTAGGGCGCGTGCCAGCTCAAAGGTTGCAATCTTGACGTCGTCTGGGATAAAGGTGCATTTGACTTCGACACCATCAACTTTGTATTCTTTGCGCGGCCACTTCAAGGCTTGGGTTGTTGTGCAACGGGTGCCGTAAAATTCAAAGCCGTCGATGTAACGGGTGGCGGAAATAATTGAACGGTTTTTTTGATCGTCGGTTTTATTTGTCCACGTAGATTCGTCAGGGGTTGTCTCAAAATAAGCGTCAGCTTCCGCCAGCGTTACATAGCTGTTGGACGATGCTCCTTGGAGGGTGGCGTCGATTGTTGCAGCCACGGCTTAAAAAACCCTTTTTCTGAGTCTAGCTCTGGTGCGTTTGGGCGGTTTTGCCAAGACGCAAGCGTGATACACAGTCCCGCCGGAAAGCTCAATTTGGGCCTGCGTATCCTCTAAAGATCCTCGTTCAACGTCTAAAAAGCTTCTTCGATTATCCTTGATAATGAATATGCGTACCAGCTCCATGCCTGTCCGTAAGAGCGAATCTGCTGCATCCAGCGTAAAGGTGCAGAAGGTTGATGCGCCAGCAGTGGATAAGCCTCGTAAGTTTTCTGAGGTTGTTAAGCAGGTGCAGAAGATGCGGGAAGACGGTAAGACCGTGCCAGAGATTGCTACGGAATTGAAGATGTCTTATACGGTTGTGAATCAGCTGGTGCTGCGGTCGTACAAGATGGTGGCGCGTACAGAGGAAGTGTTCCAGCGGCAAGAAGAAATGCGGTTGGGCCTCATCTGACATTAAAAAAGGCCCCGTAAGGGGCCTGGCGTCGTCTCGCAACCGGAGCTTATCAGGAATAAGCGGTGGTGTCGAAAGGAGTGTTGACCAGCAGGCGCACGATCGGCACCATCTTGGTGGTGGCAAACACAAGGTTCCAGCTGCTGGTGTTGGCCAGGTTGCCGGAAGTTGCGGCGTTGGTGGGGTTGTCGCCAGCGGCGGCCCACTTCGTGCCGGTGATGTGGTAGCCGTAGTGGTAATCGACGGCCAGCACGTCCTGCATGGACAGGATGTTGCGGTCGGCGGCGAGGCGCAGATCCTGTTGGATGCCCTCGGAAACCACACCAGACTTGAACATGTACACCGGATACTTGACACGGTGGGTGGCAGTACCGCCGGTCAGGTAGGTCAGCTGGTCGTCGATTACGACGCGCATTCCAGCAAACAGGCCGACTTCGGGGTTACCGATGCCAACACCGCCGCCGCCCCAGGTCACTGCGCCAGAGGCAGACAGTGCTGAAGTGCTGAAGGTCAGCATTCCGATCTGTTGCAGGTAATAAGCAACAGCGGAGTGCATTGCGATGGTGTCGATGTCTTCACCACGCTCGCCCAGCTTGTTCTTGGCTTCAAGAACGTTGCCAACTGAGATGTAGTTGGCTTCAGCAGGAGTCGCACCAGCAACGGAAGCGTCGAACTGGTTAGGTCCAAGGACGCCGGTAGCGGTGATGCCACCGAACAGACCCAGCAGTTGGGACTTCAGGGTGGCGGTCTTCAGCTTGTTGATTGCTGCAGTCAGCTGGTTGCGGACATGAGCAAGGGGATCAGCGCCAGAACCCAGACGTGACAGGTCGTCTTGGGCGTAGCTGAAGCCACGGTGCAGCAGAGTCATGATCTGCTCGTCGGCGGAGGTGCCCTGAGGAGTCAGGTAACCAGCGCCAGAGGTGCCCCAGGTCGCGTTAGAGAGGATTTGCTCCTCGGTTGGGTTGATGGGGTCATGGAACGGCACGCGGACTCGGGTGCCGCCTGCACGGGCGTCCAAGGCAGCGTTGCGTTGCACAATGCCGCTTTGAATCCACTTGGATTGCTCAAAAATACCCTCAGACGTGTACTGAAGGAATTCGGGGCGCGTGACTAGGTCAGACAGAAATGTTCCGCCTGAATAGTTCTCGGAAATGGCAGCCATTTGGGCTCCTAAAAAACGGGTTTACGGGGGCGTCCCAGGGGGACTATTTTCCGGCCTCAGCTTTAAGAATCCGAGCTTTATCTGGATCCTTATTAAGAAGAATCATCTGCTCGGTTACATTAAAACTGTCTTTCAACCACGGGTTGGATTGACCAGGAAGGGAGGTGGCGCGGGCACTACCCGTAACACCCATTCCGGCAGTGTTACTTGCGGCAAAATGATGCTCGTAACCGCTGCCAGGATTTTTCAGGTTGGCGACATACTCAGCCACCGGAGTCTCCACACCGCCGATAACAGCCACAGGCTGTCCATCTTTGTTGCGAAGATTATCCTCCACTAGACGATACAACTGATCGGGCGCAAGCGCACCAGCGGAAGATAGTTGTGAAAGGGTTGTTGCTCGTAATTGTTCTTTAGTGTAACCTTGTTTGATTTCATTTACTTCGGCTTCTTTTTCAGCCAAAGTTTGTTTTAGGGAGGAGATTGTTGTTTGGGCGTCGTCCCAGAGGGTTTTGTACTCGCCGGATTCAGCTAGGCGGGCTTCTTCTGCTTGTTTTTGGGCAGATTGGACCTCACTTAGCTGGCCTTGGAGTTTTTCGCGGTTTTCCTTGTCTTTACGGCGTTCGTTAATAAGCTCAGCATTCTTTGCCTTTAGGGCTTCGATTTGAGCTTTTAAGTCTTCCGTACCAGCCACTGGCTGGGCAGCTGCATTCTCCACAGGAGAAGTGGCTTGCGTTTCTTCAGACACAGGTAATTAAGTTAAACGATACTATTCTACAGGGTTGTTTTCAATTACAGCAGGGACTGGGGCGGGTTCGATTGGTGCGATCTTGGCTACTTCGTCTTGGATGTTGGTGTTGTCCGGGAGGATTTCTCCGCGACGCAGGATCTCAAGTAGCATTTCATCGCTTAGTTTGCCCTTGGTGTTCAGGTCAGATAGGACGGCGACGTCTTGGCCGATTAGGCGGTAGTAGTCGAAGTCGCGGTCGATGCTGACTTTGGGGGGTTCGATGCCTACATACTTGGCGGCAAGGCCAAAGGCTTGGTTTAGAGCGCTCTCAAGCTCTTGACTAATGATGGACAACACAGAGTTGCCTTGTGCTTGGTCAATACGCTTAGCTTCGGCAGACTCGGCGACAAACTTTTGGCCGAAGAGCTTGGTTACGCCCAACGTGGACATCTGGCCCTCTAGAGATTGCAGCTCCTGCATTTGGGCGTCGAAACTCGTAGCATCCGCCTGCACGTAATACGCTTTGTTGCCGGGGGTCATGGCAATGGCGTAGTTCACGCCCATCGTTGCGCTACCTAACGTGTCGTCCCAGCCCTCTAGCACAAGGGTGGGCATGGCGGCGATGTGGAGCGCGTGGATTAGGTCGGCTTGGCGTTGGTAGTGCGTGATGTTGAGGTTGGCGATATCGAGCAGGGGCGGTTGAGACCGCAACATGCCCCGGCGGTTGCTGTAAATGGGCACCACTGGAATTTCGTCCAGGCTGAAGCCTCCGGTTTGGGAAAATTCGACGACTTCTTGTCCCAGCGTGTACAAGTCGTATTTGCCGGGGTAGATGACCCGCATTTGTTCGACTTGTTCTTCGCCAAAATCGTTTAGGGGGCGGGTGGCATATTCGTGGATACGAATCTGGGTAAGGGGACTGCCGGGCATCGTGTAGTCCGCTTGACGCCATCCCCAGATCTGTGGGGCGTCCACATGCACAAAATAGGGACGGCGTCCCAGGGCACGCTCTTCAGCCAGATTTCGTGCGCCGGTTGCTGCGGGGTAATCAACAAGCACAGCACTATGGCCGTAGGTAAGGCTGCTAACCAGGGCACGACGCGCATATTCATTGATGTTTGAACCTAAACCGTCAATATCCTCGCTTAAATCCAGCCAGTAATCTTCACCCTCAATGTGGATTGGTTTGCGTAAAATCGCTCCAGCGGCGGTCTCGATTAGGCGGCTGGTGTAAGGAGAAAGGACGCTGCGATCTACGCGGGTCTCGTAGGCTTCGTCGTCTTCGCGGGGTTCTTGGGGTAGGTAGGTGTCGCAGAGATCGCGGATGTAGTTGGTGCCTCGGGTGACGGCAGCCATGACCTGCCAGTCCTCCATCATTGCGATGACTTCAAGGTCACGCACGAAGGGGGATTCGCTAACCGAGGCTCCAGTTGGCGGGATGTTTGCGCTGTAAACCACGGTTAGTTAGCTGTCTTTATTTCATTTTGACAGATACTCACCATTTCACGCGGTTGGCCCAATATGCCGCTGACATCTTGCCCTTGGCGATGTTTTTTGCGTGGCGGGCTTTGAAAGACTTGTTGCGGGCCGTTCCAGCGGGGCTGCCTTTGACGCCTTGTTGGCCGAAACGGATAAGTTTTACTTTGTCGCCTTCTTTTGCGAGGACTGCGTGTGATTTTTTGGGGTGATTTGGGGTGCGTTTTGGTTTGTTGTAACCTGAAAAACTCTCTGAGCCACGCTTAATCGTCATCGTCTACCTCAATCATGACTTCTATGCCTGATGCTAGGCGCATCATTAAAGAGGCAAAATCTTGGGGGTCTTGGGGCGTCATGAACGCAAAGGTGGCTTCCGTCATGCGGGATTCGGCGTCTACTTCCATGTGGGTGCAGAAACCGGGGGAGATGCGGGTGCCCATTAACCGTTGAAAGTGACTGCGATGTGTGGAACGACGCTTGGCGTGCCAGAGGATATGGCGTCTATGCGGCAGCGGATGGTGGAACTCGTCTTACCTGAGTAGTAGTAGACGTATTCACCGTCGCTGTTGATCGTTTTGCTGGTATCGACTTCGTACCAGGTGGTGCCGCCGTTGAAGCTGGCCTCGAACGCAAGGCTGAAATTTGCGCCGCCGCTCACCTCAAACGCAAAGGTGTATTCGGAGGCGTGGGCGTGGACACGCATCTCGTCGTTGACGGCAGCCATCGTGCCACCCGTGTACTCAACGACGTTGGTGTACCGCTTGGTGTCGATGACGTTGACGATGGCCACTATTTTTTACCCTTGGGTTTGCGTTTTTTGGCGGTTTTGGCAGCAGCTTTAAACTGCTCGGCGGTTGGTGCGCCCTTTGAACCGGGTTTACGCATCTTTTCACCCGAACCAGCCGCAATTCGCTTGCGCTTGGCTTGGATGTTGGCGTACAACCCGCGTTTTTTAGGCATGACAGACTCCTTACTCCTTACTTCTTTTTGGTGCCCTTGCCCTTGGGTTTTTTCTTGCTGCCGTGGCCGTAATGTCCGGGCATTAGAAAACTCAGGTCACATAAGGCCAGCTTAGCTCGATATCACCGCTCCAGGCATTCTCGGTGATGGGGTTTTGGTGGGCGTAGGTGTTAAATAGTTGTTTTAATTTGGGGAGGGGGATTTTTAGTTCTTTGGCTTTTATGGCGACGTTTGTTTGGCCTCGGTAAAGCAGGCGTAGGGCTTCTTCGATTTCTGGGGTGATCACCATACGCGGTAATTTGTTGCGCCGATGCTCTCGGGTTTGGCCAGGTTGAAGACCTGTAAACACAGGTAGCCCAAGGCGTCGAAGCAGTGGTCAACTCCTAGGTTTTTGTTGGGCAGGCCCGTTCCAGGGGAGTAGGTCAAGGTGCGTAAAGATTTGATTAGTTCTTTGCAGCGCGGGTGGATGAACATTCGGCGCGTTCCAGTGGCGTCGAGGAGGGCGGTGTTGACGCAGGTGATTTTGTCGCGGATCTTCCAGGGGGCTTTGGGGGTGGAAACCGTGAAGCCGGATTTGCGGAGGATGCTGTGGTCGGTCGTTCCAACGCCTTGGGTTTTGCGGGCGCCGCCGGTGGGGTCTGGGCAGCTGATGATGCGGCGGTCTACGCCGTAGCGGTTTTGCACTTCTTCGCAGAAATCCCAGGTGGTCGCGCCACCCGTCATGATGATTTCGTCGAAAATCCATAAAGTGTCACCTTTCTTAACCGCGCAGATGCCGGTCATGGGGTCCACGTTGAAATCGACGCCTAGTAAGAGGGGGAGGACGGGGAGGTCGCGGACGTCTTTGCTGATGTTGGCGTCGGCAAAACTGATGGCGACGAGGCCGCTGAGGTTCTCGAATGATGCTTCGAATTCCTGGCGGAACGTGCGCGTGTCAAGTTGAGCGCGGGCTGCTTCGACTTCTTCACTGGGGACATTGCCTCCTTCAATGGTGGTGTAGCACCAGCGGGACCAGTCGCCTGTTTTGTCCTCTGGGACGTAACACCACATGTCATAAAACCAGCTGGCCGTTCCATCCGGGGTGCTGATGAATAGGGCCCAGCCTTGTTTGTCGGCGAGGGCGGGGCGGATAACCTCGAACCAGACCTCGGA